GCGTGGCAAGGTGCAAGCAATGCCAAAAAGCGGGGCAAGCCATGCCAAAAGCGCCGATAATAGGTGCTTTTGTATTATTTAACGGGCTTTTTGTGGGCGCGGCGCAAGCGCGGCAGCGTTGCGCGGGGCGTTTTGCGGGGTGTATGCGGCCAAAGCGGGCGCGGCGGGCGCGGCGGGCGCGGGCGGGTACGGTTTAACGGGGCAAGAGCTGCAAGTAATCGGCGCGGGTGTACTCTTTGGGGCCGCTTTGGGTGTAATGGGTATAGATACCCCTTTGCTCCGCTGCCGTTTTAACCGTATGGCAAGAAGCGCAAAGGCTTTGGAAAAGGTTACGTTTAAAAGCGGCGGGGCCGATAGAGCGCCACGGGATAACGTGATCTACGTGGGCGGCTTGCGTTATAGCGCCACGGCAAAGGCAAGAAGCGCAAAGCGGGGCCGCCGATAGTTGCGCGGCGCGTATGGCTTGCCATGCTGCCGTTTTATATGGGGCGTTGTTTTCATAGCGGGCGGCGCTTTGTTTAGGCTTGCCCCCATGGGTTTCACAATATGCGGAGCCGATAGCGCGGGCTTCTTTGCACCGCAACGCTTCGCAAGTGTTGTTTTTTGGTAACGTGGGCAATTTATTTTGACCTTTTAGGGTTTTCCCCCGTTTACTTTACTAAACTTACCCCTATAATTCAAAGCATGGGGCAAGCAAGGGGCTTGCTCTAAACATGAAAAAGGGGTTTTTCTATGTCGCCGATTCTCTGCTATATCGCTTCGCTTTGCGTTGTTTTGCTCTTTGTGGGCTTTATCTTGCAACTTGCGGAGGCTAAATAATGCAACGCTTCATTTTAGGCGCTTTGGTTTTCGTTGCGTGGGTTTGTCTCACGCTTGCATCATTCGACGTATTAACAAAATAAGGGGCTAATCATGGCAAAAACAATCTATATGCAAGAAGCGGGGCGCGTTTTCTTTACGTCATACCCAGAGTATCACAAAGCCGCCGTAAAGCTGCCGCAAGCCAAAGGCGCGGCGCTCTATCGTGAGCAAGTAAAAGCGGAGCTATTAGAGCGTATCAAGCCCGCCCAAAAGGTGTATTGCAGCTTGCGGAGCGTATCGGCTAGCGGTATGCAACGCCGCATTGAACTATTCATTGTGGAAAACGGCGAGATATGCAACATATCTTTCGCGGCTTCTATTGTAACGGGCCGCAAGTTTTCGGATAAAGGCGGCATTATTTGCAACGGTTGCGGCATGGATATGGGCTTTGACCTAGTTTATAGCTTAGGCTCCGCCCTTTGGCCCACGGGTACACCCGCGCCGCATGGCAAGCGCAACGGCGAAGAAGATAGCGCGGGCGGCTATGCGTTGCGCTCCGCTTGGCTTTAAGGGGTGCAACATGGCAAAAATTAAAACCGTTACCTATACATTGCCCGATTTTTGGGTTTACCCGCTAATAAACGGCGACGAAAGTGATTTTTCTGACGAAGAAAACGAAGCCTTGCAAGCATGGCTAAAAAGCGAAGCCGTGGGCGCTTGCGTTGAAATAAGTCAAAGCGCGTTTTTTACGCCGTGGCATGACGCAAGAGCTTTTGTGCTTCCTTGCTCTTGCCTTGAATTTACATTTTTAAAGGGGTAATTTATGACTGTATCAACTGAAAAAACGGCGCAAGGCGCTTGGCGGGTTTCCGCTATCGTGGGCGGTTATCTGGTTTCCATGCAATACATGGGGTATACCAAAAAAGAAGCCGTGGCAAGGTTCAAAGAGCAAAACAAAAGGGATTAAAAATGGCACGTTATACGGTTAAATTTTTGCAACTTTCCACGGGTTACGTGGCGGGGTCTATCCCCCCGCGCTTTGATGAAGCCTATAAAAAACCAATTTACGCTTGCGGCAGTGACGCAACGTTGCATTGTGACGGGCGTTATAGCTTGCCACGCATACATGAAGAAGCGCGGGATTATGGCGAAAAACGCGGGTTTATTGGCTATCAAATAATCTATAAAAATGACGGGTACGGCCCCGATAGAGCCGCAAGCCGTGAAATTATTTTTAAAGGGGCGCAAGCATGAAACCGTTGATTTTTGGAAAATGGCATTTTTGGCAAGGCGCGGGCGGGTTTCTTTTGTCTAATGAAGATACGAAAGAGCTTCGCAGCTTTGCCACGGTAGACAAAACAATAAATTGGCTCTTTTTTGTAGACAAAGAAGCGGCGCGGGCTATCAATAAACAATCAAAGGGGTAAAAAATGCAAGCATGGCTACAACACAAAGGCGGGGAAAATGGCCCGTTTATGACTGAATCAGTGGCGGTTAAAGAAAAGCCGCTACCGTGGCAAGAGCGCGGGTTGCAATACACCGCCACGGGTTACGGGCGCAAGATACCCACGCGCTATATGGTGCAACATGGGGGCAAGTGGCGGCGGGTGTATTGCTGCATTTTCTCTAATAGCGGTACGTTATACATTGGCAAGCTATCGGGCGAAGCCGTAACCGTACAAATTGAACACTAAAAAGGGGCAAAGCATGAAAACGGATTATGAAACAACGGGCAAGCTATACCCGAAATTAGAAGCCTACACAAAGGGCAACGCTTCGCAAGCCATGCCCGATACGGCGGCGCTCTATTATTTCGGCTCTACCGTTCAATTTAAAACGTGCAAGGGTTTTAAAGCCTTTTTAGAGCAAAGGCACAAAGGCCACGGCTTTAAGGTTTCCAAAGCGAAAGAGTAAAACGCCGCCCCCGTGGGCGGTTTTTTGCTTTGCGGCTTTTTGTAAGCGGCTCTAAAACGGGCGCGGCTTAAACATGGGCGCGGCTCTTTGGGGCGGCGCGGTTTAACCGTGGGCGGCTCTTTGCGCGTATCGGCGCAAGGTTAGAGCGTGGGCGTTTTGCGTTTTGGGCGCAAGGCGTAACCGTGGGCGGCTTACAAAAGGCGGCGCGGAGTATTTGCGGCGGCGCAAGGCGCAAGCGTGGGCGGCTCTTTGTGGGCGGCTTTGCATGGCGTGGGCGCGGCAGTTAAACAAAGCCAAAGAGCGGCGGCGGAGCGTATGCGGGCGGCAGCTTTAAGGCGGCGCGGCGGCTTTGTGTAGCCGTGGCGGGCGCAAATAAGACCCAAAGCGGGCGGGCAAGAGCCTAAAAAACGGGGCTTTTGCGGGGTTTGCGGGGGCTTTTGCGGATACGGCGGCAGCGTGGCAGCGGGTTATCAAAAGCGCGGCGCGGAGCCTTAAAACGGCGCTTTTGTGGGCGTTTTGGGCGGCGTGGCGTGGCATGGCGAAGCGTGGCGCGGCAGCATGGCGGCGGCGAAGAAACCGCGCAAGCCTTTGATTTTAAAGGCTTTTTATGCCTTTGCCATGCTTGCGATACGCTAGAAATAGCCCTATTTCCGACACGGACATTGGGTTTTTAGTGGTTATTTTTTGACCCCCTCCACCCGAGGTTTTTGGAAAAAAAAATGGAGGCTTAATTTCTGGCTGGAACTTTTTTTTGAAATTCCAGCACCAAAGGCGGCTCAATATTTTTTTGCTCGCCCTTGTAACCACTTGCGTAAGCGGCCCTAGCCACTGACAATGCTTTGGTCTTTGTGGGGAATGGCCCCTTGCTTCCCCACATCCATCCCGCTTTAGTGTGACGCAATGGCATGATTACTTGAGGAAGCGCAGCTTGTAGATGGTTGAGTTGATGAGGTTGGCAATGGTGTCCACCTCGTTCTGCAACTCTGAGTCCTGTGGGAACTGAGGCTCACGGCGTAGCTTTTCTACCTCGGTCTTGAGGTAGTTCATGTAATCAAGGGGATTGGCTGGAACAGCGTAGTCAGACTTGTAACCAGTGAGCAGGCCGTACTTACCTTGAAACGCCTCAACAAATCCGTCCACAAGACCCCCTATCTCCTCGTAAAAATTTTCGAGTGCTTTGTGGGCCGAGTAGCTGGCGGCGGAGAAGTGCAGGATGTGAGCGTTGGTTACGCTGTGCAATAGGCACATGACCATATCCATCACTGGGTCTGCGCCTTTGTGCTGTGCTTCAACGCTGGCTGTATATTTCTTCATTCCAGATTTCCTCGTAGATTGGGTCGAATGGGATTGGGACTTCGGCAGGCCACATCCCTGATTGGGCCAATTTTCTCACGGTTCTGTAATGGGCGACAACCCATAGCTTCATCCGTTGTTCACGGCTTAACAGGTTGCCTTGGTCAACGGCGTGGTGACAGGTTGGGCAAAGGGCGGCAATGTGGCTGTCATCCGCCTTCACCCCACGGCCTTTATGTCCACCCCAATTGGTGTGAGCAGCCTGTACGCCATAGTCTGAGCCGCAGGATTGGCAGGATAGCTCCCTGACTGCTTTGAGCAGCTTGGGGCTACGGACATATTCGTGCTTGGGGTACATCAAAATTTGTCACCGTTCAGTCTGACATTCTCAACAATGTCTTTGATGCTTTCATGCTCATCAACCCAATACTTCCATGTCGCAAACCTACGGCCATCAAGGTAAAGGGCCATGTGGTCGCCTTGAATCAATACAAATCTGCGTTTAATCATGCTTCACCTCTTGCTTCTAGCCATCTACCAAATTTGCTTACTTCTGGCATTGAGATATGAAAAAGTCTTGATGCTTCCTCGTTTAAAGATTTGACCCCATGCTCCAAGTCGGATTGAACACAAGACCAATACTCATCTGTTATAGCCTCACGCTCTTTAGCTGCTACCAGTTTGGCAAAGGCTTCAATTTCTTCCCAAGACCACCAAACACCAAATTCTTTTTCGTGTCGGTCAGCCACAGCCTGCCTAGCCATCTCGATGATTTCATCTTGTGTCATGCTTCACCTCTTGCTCGAATAGCGGATATACAACTATTGCAACCATCAACCCATCCATCAGTATGAGTATCTTCATAGCTTTTGAATTGGTCATCAGGGTCGTTGCGTTCTTCCTCACACGCTTTTTCACAAGCCTTACGCTCCTCCTCAATTGCCAATCTTGCTATCTTTACAGCATGACCAGCAAACTCCTCGCGCTCCTTTTGAACACCACGGTTGTAAGCCTCGGCTATCAATAGCTGGATGCGCTCATGCAATAGCTTGGCATCGCTTTCAAGGATGGATATACCAAAGTGTTCGGCCATCATGCGGCTGTGGCTCATGCTTCACCTCTTGCTCGGATTGCTGCGGCGCATTCGTTATATGCCTGCGTTGATTCATACGTATCTGCATCACCATCCCACTCTGATTCACACAGCATTGCACACGCCTCACGCTCTTTAGCGGCTACCAGTTTGGCAAAGTCAATCATGTCTTTAAACTCATTGCTGTCGTCTTCTATCCAAATAGAAGCCATAAAAGCCATGCTGTTTGCAATCTCAATGATTTCATCTTGTGTCATGTCTTACTCAATGTGCGTCACATACTTGCCATGCGACTTTAGGTAGTTACGGGTCTTCTCAATCATCTGTTGGTACTTGGCCCTTGAGACACTGGTTCTTTGAAGGTCATGGTATTCCATGATGTCACCCAATGCTTTCAGACCTTCACCTGTCAAACCCATTGATTTTGTGGCTTGGTATCGTTTGGCAGCGCGGTATAGGGCTTCATTGGCAATCTCGCAATGCTCCAAGACCTCAGGGCCAATGCCGTTTCTGCCCATCATCTCAGCAATGTTCATCATGTCAACAAGGATTTGCCACTCCTGAACACCAGCTTCACCTGTCTTCATGGCTTCCAATGAGCGAAGTTCACCTACACGAAGCTCATTTAGTGAGCCTGAGTCAGTGACGCAAGCGCCAGCAATGGCATGAGCAATAG